TTCATTGGCAGGACTTCCGCGGCTGGCGGACGGCCGACTTTGAACAGCCATACCCGGAGCGGCATTTCGAGGACCATCCGGACCGTGAAGCCGCAGAGAGAGCTAAGCGGCTGCTCATTGCCAGCGGCATGACCGCCTGCGTCTCGCCGACGCCTCCTCCTCGCGTTGTGTATCCACGCCGCAACCTTCGGATGGATGGCGTATGACCCGCCCGCGGCCGTTCAAACTGACCAGTCCGAAAAAGGGAGAACACGCTGAGCAGCGCACTGTTACGGGCGTGATGCGCCTCGAGGTTGGGCCAGAGGCCAAGGTCAGCGAGCACGGCGTGACGTGGTTCTGCATCGATCACGCCAACAATCACGGCGAGGTGCCTGGTATCCGTGTGGGCCGCGGCATTCCGCCCGGCATCTTCGACATGGTGCTGCTGTACCAGGGCCGTGCGTTCTGGATCGAACTGAAGTCGCGCGACGGCGCGCTATCCGATCCACAGCGGTCGATGGCGGCGACGCTGTTGCTGAGCGGCTGCCGCATCGGCGTGGCACGCGATGTTGAGGAAGTGCTGGCCTGCATGGATGCCTGGCAGATCCCACGACGGCATCGTGTGAAGTTGGCGCGGGAGGTGGCGGCATGACCCTAGCCACGACTCAACAGCATGATATACAAACGAAATCGGCCCGCGCTGGTAACGCGAGCCGACTCGTATCTGTAACCAAGCGGCAGCTTGGGCCAAAGAGAAAGGAACCTGACGTCTCCTTTTCTCACAGGCTCGAGCCTCGCGCAAGGAGGCTTGTGTCTTGAGTGATCATCCGCATCGCTTAGCCGTATCCCTGGCCCGGCCAGTGTGCCTCGGCTACATCAGCCGGCATGAGGCGTGGGCCGCCATCGGGGTCCATATTGCCCGCGCCGAGCGCGCCGGCCGCCTCGACTACGATCCCGGCGAGGTTGCGAGTTTCAGTCGATGGCTTTTGGCTAGCCAGATCAAGCGCTTAGAGACCAAACGTAGTGTTACGGCGCTGCATATTGTCCGCCTCATACGGCCCATGATCGCAACCTCGCGGCCGCGCAATCAGGTGTTGGCAGAGGCACATGGTTGCAACGGTGAGGCAGACTTTCCGTTCGCTGAGCCGGAGGTCGAGGGCATCGTTGCTCGGGAATATTATTTCGCAGGGAGGCGGCGCAATGCCTGACATCTCCCAGATGGGACTTGCAGAGTTGGCCGGTCACATGGCGAAAATGGAGCAAGACCAACGCTTTAATGCTGGCGCGGATGTCGAAGAACTCGCTGAGCTTCGCAGGGAAATCAACGCGGCTACGAAAAAATACCGCGCACAGACGGAAAACCGCACCAACGGCGGTAGTCATGCCGAGCCGGATCCCTATCAAGCCGATCCTGGCGTCTGGCTGACCATCAGCGATGACCCTTGGGACGTTGATAAGCTGCCGCCCCGCCCGTGGCTCGCAGAGCCATACTTTATGCGCGGCGAGATGACCCTTCTCCACGGGCCGGGAGCCGCCGGCAAATCGCAACTGCTCGTCGCCTGGGCCGTCGCTTTGGCGCTGGGCCGGGGCTTCGGAAGGCTGCAGCCGCGCCGCCGCAGCCGCGTCCTGCTCACCAACTTCGAAGACAACGCCATCGAACAAAAACGGCGCATTTCCGCCATGCTGACAATCTTCGACGCCACACCGGAAGACCTGAAAGGCTGGCTGTTTCGCGTGTCCCTCGGCAAAGAGGGCGATGCAACGATGTTTAAGCTTGACGAGCGAGGTCAAGTCACCGGGACCGATTGTTGGGAAGCACTTAAGTCAGCCTGTGAAACCATCCATCCCGATGCTGTCGCTTTTGATCCGCTGGTTGCGGTCAATGCCGTGCCAGAGAATGATAACCAACTCATGCGACGGGTGATGACCATGATCCGCCTCGAAATCGGCCAGCACTGCGACGCAGCGATCGGCATTGCTCACCACGACAACAAGTCGGGCGGAGATGGTGAAGACAGCGACCAAACCAATGCGCGCGGCGGCGGCGACATCGTCAACGGCGTCCGTTTCGAGATCCAGACTAAGAAGATGACCAGTCAACAAGCCGATGGATGGGGACTCGATACCGACAAGCGCGGGTTCTACTTCCGAGCCGGATCGGCTGCCTCGAAGCGAAACTACACGGCTCCGGAAGAAAGCGAGTGGTTCGAGCGCCTGACCTCCATCATTGCCGGCGAAGAGGTGGTATTCTGCGTCCCCTGGACGCCGCCGGGCGGCGCACTGACCGACGATCAGTCCGCCAGCCTATTGGCCGCCATCGAGCGTGGAACGCCTGACGGGCCTTATTCCCCACAACTCGGCAACACCAGCCGAAGCCTTTCCCCGGTGCTTGAGGCGCTCGGGATCGCCACACCAAAGGCCCAACGCGACGCGCTTAACCGGTTACTCAGGGCACGTAGTGTCGTCAAGGCCGAATGGTGCGTGATTGGCGACAGGTTCAGGGCAGGCCTGCGCTCCAAAGACGGACTTCCCTACAACTGGAAGTGGCGGGACTCAGACCATGACTGATTGCCAACTTGGCAAAGAACTTGGCAGCAACTTGGCACTGCCAACATGTTTTGGGTCCTCCTACGGAGAAAAGTTGGCAATCGCCTGCCGGCTGCCAACTTTGCTCCCCCGGAGGACCCATGCGGCGAACTTGGCAAAAACTCGGCATCCAGCCGATGACTAAACCAAGCAACCGCAAGTTGCAGCCAGCGAAGCCACGTAGCATCGCCGCAGCCATCAACCACTTCGCCACCCTGGTGCTCGCCGGAACCGGGGAAACCCCGCAAATCGGCCTCGGGCCGGTCGTCTGGAACATCAAGCCAGGACACGACACACGCTTCTGGTACTTCGTCGCCTGCTCCATCAAGGCCAATGCCACCTTCCGCATCGACCAATTCGCCGTCAGCGATGATGACTGCCAACTTGCCAAGGAGTGCCGTGCCAACTTGCTCGCCAACTTGGCAACTCGGCAGCGACCCAGCCTCCTAATCGACTTCGATGACGAGCTCGCCCTCGCCGAATGGGCCGAAGCCATTTGCCCGGGAGACCGCAGCCGACGCATCCGTGAAGGACTCCAGCGCGAGCGTACCGATGTCCCTCACCCTTGACCGCTCACCTCCAAGGGGGTTAGATACGGCCGATACGGGACAGTTCCCCGCTCGGAACGAACGCCCGCGCGGTAGCTATTGGGCCGTCGTCCAAACCCACCCACAAAGCGAGCGCTGGGCCGAAACCAACCTCCGCCGTCAAGGCTACCCAACCCTCCTCCCCCTCATGCGCGTCCGACGCCGTGACCGCGTCCTCCGATCCCTCTCACACACCGTCGAAGTCCCGCTGTTCCCAGGGTATTGTTTCGTGACCGTCACCAGCCACTGGACCCCCATCAAATCCACCCTAGGCGTCCGACGCCTCCTCCTCGATGGCGACGGAAAACCAGGCATCGTCGCTAGGGCCGTTATCAGCGCGCTACAGGCTGTCCGGGACTTTTCCGCACCCGATGACCACTGGAGCGTTGGAGCGCCCTGTAGCCTCGCCACAGGCTCGCTGCGTGGCTGTGACGCCGTGGTGACCAAGGTGCACGGCGATACCGCACAGATCGCAATGATGATGCTCGGGCAAATGCGGCAGGTCAGCGTTCCTGTCGCTTGTCTCGTGGCGCGAGAATGATAGATAAACAATCTCGGAATATAGATTGTGGCCGGCGGCGGTAGGCAGCCAGGTGCCGGTCGGCCAAAAGGCTCGCCAAACAAGCTTACCTCCGACCTAAAAACCATGATCCTCGGCGCTCTCAGCGACGTCGGTGGTCGCGAATATCTCGCCAAGCAGGCGCAGCAGAACCCGGCCGCTTTCATGGTGCTCATCGGCAAGGTGCTGCCGCTGCAAGTCTCGAACCCGGACGGCGGACCAGTCTTCGTCATCACCGGTGTGTTCCGCGAAGCCGACGAAACAGCGCCGCAAACTCCCCAGCTGACCTACGACGATGGCGAAACCTACGACTTCCAGACGCATTGACCTCGGCTACCGCGCACGCCCGCAGTTCGAGGCGTTCCATGCGCGTAGACAACGCTGGGCTTGCATCGTCGCGCATCGCCGCGCCGGGAAAACAGTTGCATGTGTAATGGATCTGATTGATGCAGCGCTGCGCTGCAAGAAATCAGAGGGACGTTTCGCCTACATGTCGCCGACGTATACACAATCGAAGGACACATGCTGGCAGTATCTCAAGCGCTTCACTGCAGAAATACCAGGCGTCGAGCAACGCGAAAGCGACCTGATGGTGGTGTTCCCTAACGGTAGTCGCGTTCGTCTATACGGCGCCGATCACTTCGATCGTCTCCGTGGTATATACAGCGACGGTCTTGTCCTCGATGAATACGCCGACATCAACCCACGCGCATGGCCTGAAGTGTTGCGTCCATCACTCGCTGATCGTCAGGGTTGGGCAGTGTTCATCGGCACACCGCGTGGTCGCAACGACTTCTGGCGCGTTCATCAGCACGCAGAGAAAACCCCGGAATGGTTCTCGCTCGTACTGCGCGCCAGCAGCACTGGGCTGCTTGGCCAGGCCGAGCTTGATGACATGCGGACGACGCTCACGCCGGAGCAATATGACCAGGAATTGGAATGCAGCTTCGACGCAGCGATCCTGGGCGCCTACTTCGGTAAGGAGATCACCGAGGCTGAGGCTGCCGGCAGGATTGGCAAAGTCCCATACGACGACGCTATCCCGGTTCACACCGCATGGGACCTCGGCATCGGCGATTCAACTGCCATCTGGTTCTTTCAGGTCTCGCGTGATGGCGTGCGTGTCATCGACCACTACGAGGCGGCCGGTTATGGCTTGCCGCATTACGCCGCGGTGCTTGCCTCACGCGGCTACGACTACGGCACGCACTATCTGCCGCATGACGCACAGGCACGTCAGCTCGGCAGCGGTCGGTCGCTGTGGGAGACGCTGAACGCTTTGACCAATCGTGTGCCGCGCATTCTGCCGAAGCAGAACGTCATGGACGGCATCAACGCGGCTCGTGTGACCATTGGCAGCGCATGGTTCGATGCTGAGAAGTGCCACGATGGGCTCGAGGCGCTGCGGGCCTATCGCGCCGAATACGACGAGAAGGCTAAGACGTTCCACGACAGGCCGCAGCACAACTGGGCATCGCACTCGGCTGACGCGTTCCGGTATCTCGCCATGGCATGGCGCGAGATGGCGCCAGAGAAGCCGAAGCCGCCTCCGGTCGATAGTTGGGATATTGCGTTCCGGCGCGCTGCAGCACAGCGTGATGTGGCTGACTGGCGGGTGGCCTGATGGCGTTGGATGACAGGCCGGACTACGCCACGATGTCGGGCGGCGAGTTCAAGCACGCGGTGGGGTGCGACCCGGCGCAGTGGGCCGAGGCGTTCCTGCAGCGCGAGGCAGAGGAGGCGATGGGTCCGCTGGCGTCGCGCGAGAACCGGCTGGCCAATCTGACGCGCTGGTTTGCGGATGCGATGGAGGCGGCGCGGGTGGACGAGCGACGCTATCGGTTTGATATGTCGGACGGGGACGATGGAGAGTAGCGAAACGACACTGATCGAGGACGCGGTCGACGCCGGCACGGAGGCGGCGTCGGAGTATGTGTCGTCGCTGCCAGCGGGACAGCAGGCCTGGGGCGACAAGGAGTTTCAGATCGCCGAGACGGCGGCACGGGCGGCGATTGCTGCGCTGCAAGATGGCGCAAACGGATCTTATCGCCCGTAACCCATGGTTGTGCTGCTGCGGTTGCTCAATAAACCTACGGTATTTTGCGCAATACCCCCCGAGTGCCGAACCGAACTGCCCGAGATCGGCGCGCAAGGCTCACGCAACGACATGAAATCAACGGCTTAGGCCATGAGCGGTTCGCTCAACACGCTGTTCTCCGGCGACATCCCGGATAGCATCTACTCGACCACGCCGAACCAGCTCGGCACGCCCTACGGCTATGCTGGGGTGACCGCCGGCGGCACGTCGCCCGCCGTGGCACCCACCGCGACGCCCGCAGGAGCCGCACCAACCCAGCCGATGTCGGTGACCGACGCCGTGACGCAGTGGGCCAATGCGCAGAACAAGAACGCCTATGGCGTCGATCCGACGACGGGGCAGGGGCCGCAGACGATGGGCATCTTGGGGACCGCCGGGTTCCCTCAGTTCGGCGATCCGAGGACGACGATGGATTACCTCGCACAGCTATCGCAGGGCACGGTCACCAACCCCAACATCACGCCACAGCAGGCGCTGGCGCAGTTCCAGCAGATGCTGGCACAGCAGAATAACCCAGGCGCTAACCCGTGGGGCGACAGCAATCCGGATGCCGCCGCAGGACGCTGGTAGGAGGAAGCGACATGCCATCAACCACAGAGAAGCAGGCGCGCACAATGGCGGCGGCGGCGCACGATCCGAAGTTCGCCAAGCGCATGGACATCCCGCATAAGGTCGCCAAGGACTTCAACAAGGCGGATCAGAAGTCCGGACTGCTGAAGCGGGCAGAGCCGAAGAAGTCGATGAAGCGGCAGCCGTGATGCAGCGCATCACCGAGGCGCAGCAGCCCCGGTACGTGAGGCCATTCTCGGCATGGAGTAGGAGTGATGGAGCGACGAGCAGCGAACGTTGCGGAAATCCAGCAGCGGTTGGACGCGTTGAAGACGCCCAAGCAGCGCCAGCGTCGGCTGCGGGAGATTGAGGCGATGAGGAAGATGGCACCCGACCCGGAGTGGGTTGACGCGATGCTGGGCATTGAATGGGCGTGCCTGAAGACGGGGTGGACGGCTCAGGTGATGTCGGACTGGTTGCGCAACAAGATAATGAACGGCGAGGCGCCGATGGCGCTGAACGTGGATGGCGACCACGTCCCGCTGCGCTTTCCACGTCGGCATTGATGGAGTGAGTGATGATGGACGACAACCCGTTCAAGGCGGAGCACGGCAATGGAGCAACCGCTCTACCTTAGTTCAGAGTTGGTACTAGAGGTCGAAGTGCGGATGGAGGACGGCGGGATAGTCGCGTGGAAGTTCATGGCAGACGATTTTGCTGACGATATGGCTATGTATATCGATAAGCGTGGGGGCAGCGAAGAGATTGAAATGAATTATATCTGGGAGACCATACCGCTAGGTGTGGCGCGGGCGTTTGCTGGTTATTTCACGGAAGTTGTTCGGCGCCATGATGAGCATCAGCGCAATGCGCGGAAGGAGTGAGCCATGATGGACGACAACCCTTTCAGGCCAGAGATGGAAGCGCGGCGCGCGCAGCGGCAGATGCAGCGCATCACCGAGGCACAGCAGCAGGCAGTGGCTGATTACGAGCACGCCAAGGGAGCGCGCGACTATCGGCGCTATCAAGCGGATGCAGAGCACTACATGCAAGGCAGTGGAGTGCTGCAACAGGACCGCACGTCCGCGACGCTGGACGCAATGCTGCATGCCATCGACGGGCTGCGCGAGACGGTGAAGCAGATGAACGCGGCGCTGGTGGAGATCCGCAAACTCATAGCGCCGAAGATTGTCGAGTTTCCATCAAATGCGCTGAAGCACAGCGATCCGGGGTGGACGCGCATCGGTGGCGGGATGGTGAAGTACTGATGCGGCTACCGGTCGTTCTTGCGGCGGCGTTGGCACTGTCGGTCGCGGCCTATGGCCAGACGGTGGATCTGTCGGGTAGCGCGTCAGGCGGCGGCGGTATTGTCATCGCCACGGCCGGGCCGGTGACGCTGACCGGCATCGTGACCGAGACCAACATGGTCTCGTTGAAAATCCCGGCCAATACCATCGGCAAGAACGGGTTGGTCGAGGTTAGATGTCTGTGGGCCAATACGAACAGCGCCAACAACAAGACTTTGTCGATCCGGTTGAGCCAGACATCTGGTGCCGTTAGCGGTCAGCCAGGCTTTCAGACCGTCCTGACAACAACCGCCACGGCTCAATCGCTTCTGGCCATCGGCAACAGCGGCGCAACCAATGCGCAGCTCGGTTTTGCAAACGGCCAGTTGCTCCTGACACCATACGGAGCCACTACCGCCGGCACTGTGACCGGCACCGTTGATACGACAGCGGACGCATGGATTAACATCAACGGCGTCGTCGCAGCAGCCGGCGAGACGCTGACGCTGCAACACGCCGCCCTCGTGATTTTCCCCGTGCCATGATGCGTCGCGCACTCATCGCTGCGGTGCTTCTCGTCAGTGCGCCGGCGCTGGCGCAGCTGGTTACGTTCCCAGGCGTGGGCGGTGGTGGTGGCGGTGTCGTGGTATCAACCACCGGGCCGGTCAACCTCACCGGGACGACGGCCGAAACCAATCTGGCGAGCCTCCGGATACCGGCGAATAGCATGGGTAAAAATGGCGCAGTCGAGATCAAGGCGCTGTGGAGCTACACGAACTCAGCCAACGTAAAGACCTTGCAGCCACGATTTACGTCAACGGCAGGCGCAACGTCGGGCGGTGTCCTCTGGCCGAATGCCGCACCGACGACGACGGCCAGCTTTCAGATGCTGCTGATACTGCACAACAATAACGCCACCAATTCGCAGACCGCGTTTGCCAACGCCGGCGGCTCGCCATTTGCCTCGACCGCTTCTGCGATTGCCACGTCCAGCCTCGATACGACGGCCGATACTTTCATCAACCTGAATGGTGCCCTTGCGCTCAGCACCGAAACGCTGACCTTGCAGCGCGCCACGGCAACGGTGTTCTACGCGCCATGATCCGTCTGGCACTCCTGCTGTGGGCCGCGCTCATGCTGGCGATGTCGGCCTCGGCACAGATGGGCATTGCACCGCCCTCCGGCTTCATCGTCGCCGCGACACAGGGGCAGACATCGGTCACCGGGACGACCGCCGAGACGAACCTGGCGAATTTCAAAATCCCGGCGAATACCATGGGAAAGAATGGCCATATCGAAATCAAAACGCTGATGAGTTACACGAACAGTGCCAACAACAAGACCTTGCTCATCCGCCTCTCGTCATCGCAAGCAGTCGGTTCCGGCGGCCTGCTCGCAGCGACAACGCAGTCAGCGACCGCTACGATGCAGGCGATGGCGGTCTACCGCAACAACAACGCCACCAATTCGCAGATAGCGTATGGCGCTCCGATCGGTCAGCCATTCTCCTCGTCAACCTCCGCATCCGTCACGTCGGCAATCGATACGACGCAGGATGCGTGGGTGAACATTAGCGGACAACTTGGCCTTGGCACCGAAACGCTGACCCTGGTCCACGCCTACGCCGTGGTGTTCCCCGCCAACTAAGGATCGACACATGAGGCACCTCATCGTCATCGCAGCGCTGCTGCCGTTCACGGCGCACGCCCAGGCGGTATACATGGGCAACATCAGCGGCACGCTAACCACCGGGGGCACCGCACAGAACGCCACCGGGTTCAATCCCAACCGGCGCGGCTGCGTCATCCAGAACAACAGCACAGGCGATCTGTGGATTAACGACCTCGGCACCGCAGCGGCAACTCAGCCGAGCATCCGGGTGCCGGCCGGCGGACAGTATGCCTGCGGCAGTCCTGGCAGCCCGCTGGCACCGAACGGCGCGCTGTCCGTCTTCGGTGCCACCACCGGGCAGACCTGGTCCGGACGCGAGTGGTGAGCGTCTGAGGTGAGCGCATCGCTTACCGTCGTTGCCAGAGATCCGGGGGGCGCTCACCAACCCTTATATCGGCGGAAGGCCTCTCGCCATGCGTCGCTGTGATCCGGATTAGACCAGTCTTGCCATTCGCGGTTAGCGCGAACCCGCCGCTCCTCGTCAATGAATTGTCGGTGGCGGTCTGCATCAAGCATTCTGGCGAGATATTCGGGTTCTGTCTCCGGACCGAATGCTTTGTCTCGTAGGTTCTTCTCGATCTCCTTGCGAATTCTGATGACTGGTTTGTCATAGCGCTCAGCAAGTGTCTTCAAGTCTCGTTCACCCGCTAGATACGCCTCCCAGTAGTCCGGTCGTGCGGCTTTCGCCGACATCAGCCGCTGCATCGCCACCCGATAAGCCGCCAACGCCGCCTGATACTCTCGTTCGCGTTCCTCTAGTGACACTGGAACCTCTAGGCTTGTTCTGATGTCTGCCTCTCTCACCATAGTCCGCACCGACCAAGGCGACCAATGGCCGACCGCCGTCCGCGACCTCGACGCGGGCCAGGACGACTTCCCGCGCGATGCCGACGAGCAGCACAAGCGCCTCGTCCAGTGGTTTGAAGAAGCGGAGCGGTCGGGCATGGACGCCCGCGAGTTCGCCGAACGCGACCGGGCCTATCTCGATGGCGAGCAGTGGACGCCGGATGAGTTGGAGGAACTGCGCAAGCGCGGCCAGCCGGCGATCGTGGTGAACTGGATCCGCCGCAAGGTGGATCTGCTCGGCGGCATGGAGCGCAGAGCCCGCACCGATCCGAAGGCGTTTCCGCGCACGCCGTCAGAAGACGACCGCGCCGATGCGGCGACCCAGGCGTTGCGCTACGTCGCCGACGATAATGACTTCCAGGTGCTGCGCAGCGCCGTGTTTGAGAACATGCTAGTCGAGGGCGCGGGCGGCATCGAGATCGGCCTCGAGGACGATGGACGCGGTGGTTGCAACATCACTTACACGCAGGTGCCATGGGATAGGCTTTGGTGGGATCCGCACAGCCGCTCGCCTGACTTCCTCGATGCCAGATACGTCGGGATCGTCATCTGGATGGACAAGGACCAGCTGACCGAGATGTATCCGGACAGGGCTGATGTCATCGATGATACGTTCGCTTCACCCGATGCCACCGGCCAATACACCGACCGGCCATACGACGTGGCGTGGCTCGATACGCGCCGCCGCCGCACTCGCGTCGTGCAAGGCTACTGGTCGGAGGGCGGCAGCTACTGGGGTGCGACGTTCACCCGCGTCGGTTATCTCACTGATCCATGGCGCAGCCCGTTTAAGGATCGCCGCGGTAAGAGCGGCTGCCCGCTGATCCTGCAATCGGCATACGTTGACCAGGATAATAACCGCTACGGCGCAGTTCGCGATCTGATCTCGCTGCAAGACGAAATCAATAAGCGGCGCAGCAAGGCGTTGCATCTTCTATCAGTGGCGCAGGTTATCGCCGAGCAAGGCGCCGTCACTGATGTGGATAAGGCGAGGCGGGAAGTCGCACGGCCGGATGGGTATGTCGAAACCATGCCCGGCCTCAAATTTGAGGTGCAGCGCGGCAACGACTTAGCGACCGGGCAGTGGCAGCTCCTGCAACATGCCACACAGGAGATGCAGCTTGCCGGGCCGAATGCGGCGATGTCTGGCACCGATCCGCGGGAGTTGTCCGGACGGGCGATCCTCGCACAGCAGGCCGGCGGGGCGGTGCAGAACGAGCCACTGGCCGACAGCCTGCGCATGTGGGCGCGCCGCGTCTACGAGATGACCTGGATGGCAGCGCGGCAGTTCTGGACGGCGCCGAAGTGGGTGCGGGTGACTGACGATCTGCAGTCGACGCGCTGGGTCGGCATCAACGTGCCGATAACGCTGAAGGACGAGTTGGCGCGCATGCCACAGGCCAACCGCGCCATGGTGATGCAGAACATGCAGCTGATGCCCGGCGATCCGCGGCTCGATCAGGTCGTCAGGATCGAGGGCGATATCACCGATCTGGATGTCGATATCACCGTGGCCGAGGGCCAGGACGTGCCGACGCTGCAGGCGGAGACGTTCCAGAGCCTGATCCAGTTGGCGAGCATGCAGCCGGGGCTGATACCGGGCGATGTGCTGATTGCGGCGAGCAGCCTGCGCAACAAGGACGACCTGCTGAAGCGGATGCAGGAGCACCAGCAGCAGCAGGGGCAGATGGCAGCCGCGGCGGCGCAGAAGCAGGGTGCGCGGATGGACGCGCAGACGGCGAAGGATCAGTCACAGGCGGCGGCGAATTTCGCGCTGGCCGGCGAGCGCAAGGTCAATGCCGTGCGCAACGTCCACGACATGCACGCGGACTTTACCGCGCCACCGGCAGGACAGTCATACGTTGCCCCCGACAATCCCCAAGGCGCGCCTGACCCGGAGAGTGTGCCGCCGGGTATGGCGTTGGCGCATCAGGTGGCTGATCTGGCGAAGAAACGTGCGGATACTCAAAACACTCAAATGAACACCGCGCTGACGCAGGCCAAGATACCGCAGGTCGCGCACCAGACGATCGGGACGATGGTGCAGACCAACCGGCTTGCGCGGACACCTATTCCACCTGGGCAGTCAGCGCCCTAACCCACCACGGAGACCAGACCATGCCAGCAACCGCAACCCGCGGGGCACAGGTGGTGCTCGAAGGCGACGGCCAGCGCATCGCCCGCGGCACCTATGCCACTACGTTCGAGGCCAACCATACCGCCATGCGCAACGCCCACGTCGCCGGCAACATACCGGATGGCAGCCGGCCGGACGGCTCGACGCGCACTGGACTGGCCGCGACCGAGGTGCTGCTGGCGCAGAGCCTGCCGCAGAACTTTGCCAATGACGCAGCCGCAGCCACCGGCGGTATCGCCATCGGCCAGACGTACCGGAACGGCAGTGCGTTAATGATAAGAGTTGCTTAGTCGCGACTTAAGCTATGCAGCCCCTTAGTCACAAGAGCATCGAAAATCGCCCGTCTCTCAGCGATGTCCCCTAGTAGCCCGCAGTCTGGCGCGGGGTTGCCAATCGTGGCGGCGGCCAATGCCGCCCATGTGGCCAGCAAGTCCAGGTCCATCGTGTGGGTGCCTCCGATCTCCCCATAGTGCTCCCACACCACAGCCGTCAGCTTATCAATCAAATCACTCATAGACGAAGCATAGGCAGAGCACATGCCGAGGGAAAACGAGCAGCTCGAGGCGATGCTGGCGGAGGTCCAGCAGGAGGCCCACGCGCGCGCCCAGGAAACTCCACAGGAGGCGCCGGAGCCGCAGCCGCCAGCTGCGCCCGAGAAAGCCTCAGAGGCGCCCAAGGAGGCTCCTAAGCCCGCCACGGAGGCGGAGGACGAGGAGCCCGAGCAGGTCGAGGACCAGAACGGCCTCGTGCCGCGCCAGGCGCTGGATCGCGAACGCCATCGCCGCACCCAGTGGAAGGAGAAGTTCGCCCGGGCTGACGGCGAGCTTGCGGCACTCAGGCGGCAACTTGAGGACGCGCAGAAGCAGCGCCAGGCGCCGCCACCCGCGCCACAGCCGCAATACACCCCGCCGCCGGACTTCAACCAGAACCCCGGCGGCTATCTGGCCTACATGGTCGAGCAGAACCAGAAGCAGATCCTGAACGAGCGGCTGAACACCAGCGAAGCCATGATGCGCGACCGCATCGGCGACGAGAAGCTGGATGCGTACGTCACCGACTTCCGCACCGCCGCCGAGGCCGATCCGGCACTGTGGGGCAAGCTCTATTCCCAGCCGCACCCGTATGGCTGGCTGATGCGCCAGATGGATACCTGGCGGATGCATCGCGACATCGGCAACGATCCCGACGCATATCGCGCCAAGATCGTCGCCGAGGAGCGGGCGAAGTGGGAGGCCGAGGTAACTTCCTCCACCTCCCGGACACCTCCTGCCTCGCCCGCTGCCCACCTGCCGCCGTCGCTCGCCAACGTCAGAAGCATGGCGTCGCGCAACGAGCCGGCATACACCGGTCCGCCGTCCGATGCCGATGTGCTCGCGCCCATCCAGCAACGCAAGGGCGGCACATCTCGCTGGTGAAGCGCTGAAAAGCGTCTAAAACGGCAACGCCGACCAGGGTGGTCCTGGCCGGCGTCTCGGAGGAGAGATGTGATGGTCACTCATCATACTCTCTACCAACAGTCCGATAGGAGCGGAGCTGATGGCTATCGAATACAGCATCACGCCAGAGCGCGTGCGTCAACTTTTCGATTATATCCCGGCTACTGGGTGTCTTATTTGGCGATCTCGAACTGGCGACAGTGGAGCGATCAAAGCGTGGAACACGAAATATGCTTCGCGCCTTGCTGGGTCGATAGGCACCGGGACGATGGTCGTCAGGATTAACAGAGAGGGATATCCGCTTCATCATGTGGTTTGGGCTTGGATGACAGGGGCATGGCCGCGGATATCCGTCGACCACAAGAACAGGGACTGGAAAGACAATCGCTGGTCGAACCTCCGGGAAGCAACCCCAGCGCAGCAGGCGCAGAACCGCAGGAGAACGACTACTCTGCCAAAAGGGGTGAGACGTTCCAGGAATGGCTACATTGCTGTCCTTGGGCTCTTTGCGACTCCGCAAGAAGCACATGCTGCATGGTTGATATCAGCGAAAGTCGTGCACGGAGAGTTCTTCTCCGCAGAATAGTCCGTAGGTAGGGGTCGGGCCAGTCCGTCACTGGGCTGGCCCTCTCCTTCAGTCGGTGCGGGCGAATTTGCC